GCCGCCAACGCCGCCGCCTGCAACGTCGCACCATTCGCCGCCAACTCCGTCTTACTGGTGTACTCCTGCAGGCTCGTGACCTGCGTGTTGTAGTCGTTACCGAGCTTGTTCATCTCCGCGGCGAGCGCCGCAATCGACTTGTTTTTTACGTCATCGACCGTGATACCAAGACTGTCAAGATTGTCCTTGAAATAGCCGGCCTCATAAGCGGCGAACAGCATCCCGCCGGCGAGCGCGACGAGCGCACCACCACCAATGAGCGCGGCGGGACCGATAGCCTGCAGCGCATCTCCCGCATACAGCAGCTTCAACGCGAGGGTTGTAGCCCCGTCGGCCATCACCGCGAACGCATCCCCGATCGCTGCAGCTGCGGCTGCAATCTTTGTGCCGATAAACACGGCGATTGACGAGACAAGAAACCCGCCAATCACCGCACCCAACGCGTACGCGGCAACCCGGTTCTTTTCGAACCAATCGATCGTGCTCGACAACGCTGACGCGAGCGATTCGATGACAGGGATGAGCGCGAGACCAATCTTGACACCGACATCCTGCGCCGTCGCCTCGAGGGTCTGCAGCTTCCCGGAGAACGTGTCCGAATATGCGGCCGCCTGACCACCAAAATGTTGGGTGAGATAGTCGACTGCGTCGGCTGTCGAATGGAAACTCGCAATCACATCCTTCGACACACCCAGGGTTCTGGTGAGTGCGGTATACCGGCCGCCTTCCACCTTGACCAGCATGTCGGTCGCCGCAGCCAGATCGATATGACGGGCCCGGGCGATATCCGCCGACAACCCCATCAACTGTGTCGACTTCGACACGTCCCCCGTCGCAGTAACAAGCCTCGACAACGAGTTTTCGGTGTCGGTGTTCGTGAACCCGAGTTGTTCCATTTTCGAGTCGAGCGCCGCTACCTTGTCTTTCTCATCGCTCCAAGAAAGACCGGCGTTCTTAATCGCAGTAGTTAACCTGGCGTGCGACGCCTCAAAATCGTCGGCCAGCTTCAACGACAGGACACCGATAGCGACCGCGGCGATCCCGGCAGCGGCGGTCACTTTCTGGCCGATACCAGCCATGCGTTCTGACATCGTCCCCGCCGACGTTTCCGCAGCAGCAGACGACTCCGCAAACGCCGCCTTCAACTTGTCGGCGTTGCCGGTAAGCAGAACCTCGACAATCTGTGCTGGCATCAGTGGAACCCGGCCTCAGACAACACAATCCTCACCGCGTCCTCCGCCCGATGTCCGGTGTTCGGGGCGTTCTTCTCTGCAGCCGGGACCAGGAACGGCCGGGCCGTCTGTGTCACCCAGTTGTTGCGGTTTCCGAACACCGGATGCCGGAACGTGCCCGGCTGCCCATGATGCTCATACGCCGCCGCGTGGGGGGCGTTCGCGCTACCGGCCCGAATCACAATCTTGGTGAGACCACCACCGGCACGGATCGAACCGGGGATACGAGAAGACCACGACGCCAACGCCTGCGCGTCACGGACCACCGGCAACGCCGATTCTTTCAACGCGACAGCGAACTGTTTCGTCAGGTTCGGGTCGGCTTCCGCCATCTTCTTCGCGAACAGCCGGAGATCGGTCGTGTCGACACCCCAACCACCAGAGATTGTCGACTTAGCCATCATCCCCACCTTTGGTGAGCTGGTCGACCCGAGCCATCAGACGGACCGTCTCCGTCACCGTGAGCTGTTCCCACTCCCACGGACGGATCCCGAAAAAGAGAGCGAACGCGTCGAGATATTCGGCTCGCCGGTCAACTAGTCGCTGACCGGCAGCGGAGGAGGGACAACCTCATCGGAATCCATCGACCACTGGTCGAGCGGAAAATCGAAGTCTTCCCACTCGAGCTCCGGGTTGTCGCGGCGGGCCACAATCCACAGGACAACCCCGATATCGGTGACCCGTACCTGTTCCCCGGCGGGACGGGTCTTCGGGTCCATGCGCCGCAACCAGTCCAACATCGGTAGACCGGTCACCTTTTCGATGGCGACACCCTCCCGGAACGTGTATTCGCCGTCCCAGTCGTAAACCTTGTCACCGATCGTGACTTTCATGTTACGCCCCTTTTGGGTCTATGCTCTACCCCATGACAGGGATAATCGTTGTAGCCATGTTCGTAGCCGTCGGCCTGTGGGCCGTCACGTCGTTGAGTCGCACCGCTGAACGTGTACGAGGTCATGCGATCTGCACGTTCTGCGGGAAACGACTCAAGAAAGTCGGCGGCAAATATGCCGGCACCTGTAAGGCGTGCGGCAAAGACCAGCCGTGGGCGTTACGTCGTCGCGCGGGTTAACGCACCAGCACCGACGAACTCGATCTTCCCCATCGCCAGGTCTCCGACCTTGCCGGACACCGGGCCGTACGCCTTGACGAGCACCGTCCCAAAATAACGCGGGTTCGTCGCTCCGACCGCCGACGACGTCGGTTTGATGGTCAGGGTGCGGGTCGTGCCGGTCATGATGTCGGGACCGATGGTCGCGTCGACCTGACCGGCAGCGAAGTCCTGGATGAAGTCGATAGTGCCGGACCAGTCACGCAGACCAGCGATCCGGGTATGGAAGTTCGCGTTTGTGGTTCCCATACCGGTCGTGTCAAGGTCGTTGAGATTGATCTTGAGGTCGACTTGCTGGACGTAGGAGGACAGCTCGACACCGTTGTAAACGATCGAGAAGTCGGTAGCGGCGAATACTGCCATGATGGTTTCCCTCTGGGGTTAGGTGGTTGTGTGACACCCCTCGCCCCAGGGGAAAACGGTTACTGGATGCCCATACCGACCGCGAACGTGATCGACGCGGTCGCACCAACAATCGTGGTTGAGGCACCCCAAAACGTGTCCGTGACCGGTCCCGGTACACGAGCCGCGAACTCTGCCGCGGTACCGGACTGTGCGGTGAACGTGAGACGAGTCGTCGCGCCAAGCCCCGACGAGTTCGTCGCCGACTTGATCACCGTCGTCAACGACGTCCCCGCGAACGAGAACACATGCTGCGTCCCGTACAGATACTGGGTTGACGACACGGCACCCAAATTCAGGTAGCTACCCGACGAGGTGGACGCGGTCTGGGTCGATTTGCCCCACACCATCGTCCCGTTCACCGCGACCGACGAACCCTTCAACGGAACCTTGAACCCGGCCGCGTCACCGACTTTCAACGCCTGCTCATGTCCCAGTTCGATGCTGCGGAACAGCAACGCGTCGGTGCCGGTAGTCCCGTCGATCTCGCCGATCGTGACCACCTGATTCGGAACACCGAGAATCGAAAACAGGTACGTCTCAGAGTTCGCAGCACCAAGGTTCGTGAACCCCTCGAGGTTCAAGTCGACATCGGCAAGCCCCGCGATGCGGGTATGCCAGCCACCAGACCCGAACGTCGTCACGTCCAGGTCGTTGCGTAAGATTTTGCCGTCGATCATGTTGCAGTCGCCGGTCAGGTCGAACGTCCCAACAAAAATGTTGGGTGAGGTGAGCGCATAGACAGCCATCTAGTTTCCTGTCCCGTAGACCGTGACCAAGAACTCGGCAGCGAAATAGCCGTTGCCGGCAATGATGTAGTTGCCGTCGAACCGGCGGACCCCGGCGACGATCACGTCGGAGGCGGCACCATTCAACGCACCGTTCGGCGATTTGCGGTCCGATTCGATCGCCGCCCACACAGACTTTTCGCCGGCGGTGACGAGATACGAGTCGAGCTGGTCGACACCGTGTTCGTTGTCGCCGGATTGGACGAGCACCACTAGTTTCCAGTGCATACACATGACGCCTTTGAGCATGGCGTCGCGGTCGATGAACGGTTCGTCGGGCCACGGCCACCCGCACGGCGGTTCCGGCGCGATCGGTTCGGCGGCGTAGGCGAGGAACGGTGCGGCAAGCGTGGAGAGGTTCGCGGCGAGTCCGGCACGAACCGCGGCCGGGTCCATCATGGGATCAGGCCGCCCGCGTTCTGAATGTACGGTTTGACGAGCAGCACCGCCGACGGGTGCAAACCGGTCGGATATCTGAGCTGCCCCATGTCAGGGGTGCCAGCGAGCCCGGCGGGGGCGTCTTTCGCCTGGTACAACATCGTCGACTGGATGATCGTCGCCTGATGCACCGGGGTCGGGATGGACGGCCATCCCCACTTCCCGGTGATCTGCACCGTCGCTTGGCCGCTCCGGTTAATGACCGGAATGTTCGCGCCCGGCGCGTAGAAGGTGCGGGTAGCGCCGACCGTCACCCACGGCGACGAATAGTCATAGACCGGGAAATATTTGGCGGACACGGCACGCAACTGGTTGATGGGACGGCCGTGCGCAACCGCGTTGACCGGCTCAACCTGATATTCGGTGCTCGTCCATGCCAGGTCGTAGACCCCGGTGCCGGACGAATCGGTCGCGACCGTGATCCCCGAACTTGTCGACAGGTCGTCGATGAACACCTGCGAAAACGATGCCGGTGTAAACACCCGCACCGTCGACGCCGTATCAGCAGAAAACGCGCCGGGTTCCCGGTTACAGAACTCGTCGATCATCCGAGACGCAGCCTCGACGGCCACATCCAACTGCAACAGTTGTGTAGCGGTGAACGTCTTCCCCTCGGCGATCCATGCTTGCGTTTCGGTCGACGAACAGTAACCAGACACGATCGTCATCTAGCGACCTCCGGCCACAGTTCGGAAAGCATGCGCACATTGTCTTGTACGTGCACCCAACGCATCGGACCCGACTGGTGTTTGTGGTGCATCACCATCGACTTCGGGGTGTACCGGAGCCGCCAGCCGTGCGCACGGAACCGCAAACACAGGTCGACATCTTCGTACCCGCAGAAGAAGCGAGGGTCATGACCACCAACCTGCCAGTACGCGTAGGCGCGCATGAGCGACGCGGTGCCGGCGATACATTCCACATCGCCCGCGTTTCGCATGTGGGTGGTGTTGGAGGCGGTGAGGATCGGGTTGCGGTACACGTCGACGCCGGTGTGTTGGATAGCACCGTCAGGGTCAACCAGTGTCCCGGCAACGGCGGCGACGTCGGGTTCCATTTCGGTGAGCTGCGCATCCAGCCAGCCGGGCGAAACTTCGGTGTCATTGTTGAGGAACACCAGGTATTCGCCTTCGGCGAGCCCGGCGCCGATGTTGGCGCCTCGCGAGTAGCCGACGTTCTGTGTCAACGTCGCGGTCTGAAACCGGTCGCTCCGCAACGCCCGAAGCATCCCGGGGGTTTCGTCGTTCGAGTTGTTGTCAACGAACACGATCTCGTGGAACTTGTCGCCCGCCTCGAGTACCGATCCGAGACACGCTTCGGTCATGTCCCACCGGTCGTAACAGACAATCACGATCGACGTGGCGCCCTCAACGTAACCGTGACCTCTTGCCATTCAGCACACCTCGAGATGTGGGATCGGTTTCACGAACTGGCCACCCCAGGCGCGCACAAAGTCGAGACTGTCGACAATCGCGGGGAACCAGTTCCAGGCGAGCACGAACACCAGGTCAGGTTCGAGTTCGTCGAGAACGTCGGGGGCGACGATCGGAATATGTGAACCCGGCAGGTAACGGCCCTGCTTCGACGGGGTCGTGTCGGTAGTGGCGACTATCAGGTCGGGACCGATACCAGCCGTGTTCAACAGCGTGTTGCCTTTGGCTGGAGCGCCCGCACCGACGACGGTCCGGCCGTCCACCGCGGCCTGTTCGAAGAAGCGGCGCACCTTGACCGAATGGCGACACACCCGGTTAGCGAACTGTGTATAGAGAGGAGAGGTGGGACGGTCGAGCCCAAACACCCGTTCTGTTGCCCTGACCTTCGAAACCCTGGTTGTGGTCGGGTACGGCCCGTACGCGTGTTGGAGATAGAACCGGAGACTGCCCCCATGTACGGGGAGCGGTTCCACATCGAACACGGTGAGCCCATGCCGGCCGAACACCGTCTCAAGCGCCGTGACACTGAAATAGGAGAAGTGTTCGTGGTAGATCGTGTCGTACTGGCATTGGTCGATCAGGTTCCATAACCAGGGCACTTCGACCGTCAGGACACCTTCAGGGGCGAGAACGGCACGGAGCCCGGCAACGAAGTCGTTCAGGTCCGGGACATGGCCGAGAACATTGTTGGCGACGACGAGTTCGTAGGTGTCGAGCTGGCCGGCGAGCCGTTCGGTAAAGAACTCGCGGTAGTCGGCCTGGTCGCCAGTCGGGTCGACACCCCACCGGGCCACATGGTCGGGGAACTGGTCGAGGAGTGTCCCGTCGTTCGATGCGACTTCGAGCACCGTGTCGGGTGCGAACCGGCGCATCATCCGACGCGCGTACCGTTGACAATGGTTTATCCACGGTGCTGATGCGCCTGACACGAACGCATAGTCAGGAACGAAAATATCGTCCGGCGGGATGACCTCGTCGGCCTGGACCAGTAAACATTCTGTGCAGACACGGGCGACGAGCGGAAACATCGGGTCCGGATCGTCCGGAGACGCGAGGTAACCGTTCGAAAGGGGCTGGCTACCAAGGTCAACGAATGTCTGCTCGAGATCACTCCCACATGACCGGCAGACTGACACCAGTGCGGCTCCTAAACGGGATCGGATCGGCAACGGTCGTGGTGAGTGCCCGGACTTCCCACGCAACGTCGAGACCGGTGGCGTCGAGGACAGCGAGTTCACGTTGATGAAGCCCGGCCGACTGTGGGAGTGTCGGGTCGATCCGGTCGACTCGTTCCCGACATTTGCGTGCCATGTGTGCCCGTGACCGGAACTGCAACTCTCGGATCTGCAGCACGTCGGTCGCGGTGCCACCGTCGACGATGACATCATGGTTACCGGGTGTTGTCGTGATCGGTAGCCCGGTCCGCCATGCGACTTTGGGGAGTCGTTCATGGTCAAGGTACCGGTCCGTGACGGTGAGATGTTGCCACCGTTCGACCCGAATCTTGTTCACCCCGACCGGTACTCGTGCGAGCTCATGCGGGATGGACGGCCCGGCGGTGTAGACGAACTCGTCGGCATCAAATGGGATCACCCAATCGGCGCCGTCACGTTCCGCTAACTGTGAGAGCTGCCACGTCCATTCGGGTTGCAGATGCACCGGCGCATCGTCCGGGACAACGACGACCTCGAGAAACGATTCGAGAACCTCGAGCGTCCCGTCCGTGCTCGGACCGTGAGCCACATAGATACGGTCGACACCCCAACCCAGCAGGTTCTGTACCGTCCACCCGATGATGTCAGCCTCGTTGTAGACCGTTGCAACCGCGGCGATCACGGGATAGCGAGCAACGTTTCGAAGTCGCGCCAGCCGCCCTCACACAACGAGAACCCTTCGAACCAGGCGCGCCGTTCGTCGAGAGTGACCGGGTTCTGCCACCAGTCCTCATGCCACGACACAAACAACGGCACCCGATGCGCGAGACAGTACGGGGCAAGCGCCGGAAGGACATCCAGTTCGCCGCCCTCAATATCCATTTTGATCAACGCAGGGATGCCGTACCGTTCCCAGGCCATCGCCGCGTGCCGGACCGACACCACCTGCACCGGATAGCCGGCCACATCTGAGAGACGGGATTGCGAGTCGCCGTAAAAGTCGCGCGGGTTGTTCAGCCGTCCCATCCCGGTTTCGCGGCCGAGCGCGACACGCATCGTGACCGCCGACGGGACATTCGCCTGCAACTGCGGGTAGGCGATGTGGTCAGGTTCAAACGCAAAAACACGCGCACCCAACCCGACCGCCCATAGCGACACGGGACCGATCCAGGCGCCAATATCGACGAACAGATCGTCCGGTTCGAGGAACCGTTCGAGAGTGTCACGGGTGCCGGGTTCCCATTCGCCCCGGTCATACGAGCCCCAAAAATCCCAGACACCATCAACGAACGGGGTCCGTTCGGTCATTGTGTCAACCAACGGACCGTGTCCTTCACCGCGGCTTCGATCGTCCAGACCGGTTCCCAGTCCAACATGCGAAGCTTCCGGTTCGACAGCCGGATCGTCGGATTGTCACCAACCCAGGTATCGCCCTCGAGGACCGGTTCGGCGTCGAACAGACCTAACTGGTCGAGAGTCCATTGGGCGATCTGTAACGGGGTAGCGGTCTCCGAGGTGGCGACGTTGAACGTGCCGACACCACGGTCCGAGGTAAGCACACACCGGAACGCTTGCACCACATCGGCGACATGGACATAAGACTTTTGTGCCGTACCCGGCCGCAAAACCGGGAGCCGTTCCGCGGTCGCGTTTTTTACGAAGTCGCACAGCAGGCCGTGCGAATAGTGGGGGCCGAGCACCGACACGAACCGCAGAATCGTCGGGTCGACATGCCCGGCAGCCTGGTAGGCGTGAACGAGCGCCTCACCGGCCAGTTTCGACGCCGCGTACAGGCTCGTCGCCTGGACACGTTCCTGTTCAAAATGTTCATGTCTCGCCGGCGGATACACCGCAGCAGACGACGCAAACACCAGCCGGCGTACCCCCTGCTCCCGCATCGCCTGCAACACCCGGGACGTGAGCACCGGACCCGACTCGACATCAACATGCGGATGGTCCCACCCGGAACGGACGTCAGCGTTCGCTGCGAGGTGGACAACGGCGGTGCAGCCGGTGAAATCGAGCGGTTCCCATTTCTCGATCACCCGTGCCGGGAACGCTTTGGCGATGTTCGTCCCGATGAACCCGCCGCCACCGACTACTGCGAGCATCGTTCTTCCAGAACATCAATGAGTGGACCGCCACCAAGCGCCGACAGGGTGTGCACTTCACGGGACAGATGCGGGCCGGGTTTACCGTCGGGTTGCAGGTAGGACCGTTTCCCGATCCGCGGGTCGGACTGGATACCCGCCGCGACCTGTTTCGGGTCCGCACCATGCGACACCGCAAGGTCGGCGAGCTCCTGCGAATACTGGACCGACAAGGCGAGAAACCCGTTCAGGCCGTGTTTCACCATCTCAGCCGATTCGGGGTCCATGAAAATACACCAATAACGAAACAGTCGGCGCCTAACGAGCCGCCACAGTTCGTCGCTACGGGTACCGATCACGAACCGGTCGACCTGCGGACGATGTTGCGTCGTCCGGAAGTTTTCCGGAATCACACCGAACCGGCGGTCCGGATACATTTGTTCGAGCGTGGCGCACGACCCGACCTGAAGCTGAGTCGAGACGACCACATCTTCTAGCGGTGACGCGTCGATATGGTCTACGACTCGGTGCATCGCAGCCCAACCCAACGGGCGGCCACTATCACTCGTTTCGATATCGTCGCAGATCCATAGCCAGTCGACTTCGCCGAACAGTTCCCGCGTATACGCCGCGGTTGTACCAGTCCCAGTAATAGTCATTGCGCCCCTAGCTTCGGGTTAGCGGTATTTTTCGCCGGCCGCCACATCACGGGTCACCGACGCACCCATACAGATGAACGCGTCGTCGCCGATCGTGACAAGGTTGCGGACCACGGCTCCGGCCCCAATAAACACTCGATCACCGACCGTGACATCACCACAGATGGTGACCCCAGGAGCGACCGTGCAGTGATGCCCGACCTTCGTACGGGTCATCGCAGCCATATAGTTAATGTGAGTGCCAGAACCGATCTCGCAACCCGGACCGATATACGCCCGAGGATGAACCCACGCTTCGTCCGACCAGCCGAACCCCTCAGCGAGCTCGGCGCGGACATGCGGGTCATTGATCCCGATGATGTACGGCCCGTACCCTTGGAACTCGTCCGAATGGTGACACCACCGGAACCCAGGCTCGAGCGTCTCAGCAATGTCGGTGGCGTGCGCACCGGCACCGACCAGAATCACAACGCCCAACCGGCACCACGCAGATGGCCGATATGACGGGCCCACACCTTCCCGTCGCCGTACCGGCCCCACGAACCGAACCTGAACCCGGCGGACCGGAGACGAGCCGTCATGCCGGCCTCGTTGCCGACTCCCAACGGCCCCGCGGGCCAGCCCATCTCAACGATCCGCCGGGGAATCAACGACGGATTCAACGAGAACAGAAAGTCGTGGATGGTATGCGTCGCCGTAACTTCGATGTCGTCAGCTTGGGCGCAGATAGCAGCAAGCTGGTCACCGAACTGCATCTCGAGCGGCGACCCGGGCCACGGTTCACGCCGAAAACACATCTGCGCCAGAAACTCGTCCTCGTCGAGCGCTAACGCTGCCTGACGTAACGGCAGGTAGCCGACGAGTTCCATGTCGTCTTCCATGTGCAATAGATAGTCGGCATCCGACGCCAGGAACACGTCCCAGGCACGTTGCACGTTCGCTGCCATCCCCACATGGTCATCATCGTTGACCACCACAGGAACAAGTTCCGGGTGAAACCGGTCAAGCGAGCCAAGGACCTGGTTGAGATAGCCGGGTCGCGAGTTCGCGACCACCACACACCCGATCATGCGACGGATTCCAAGGACCATTTCTTCTCGAACTTGACCCGGTCACGTTCCGCCATCGCCGCCAACTCCGGCGAACCGAGACGAGACGTCCCATCCCCCGAAGTGTTCGAACCGCCACCGATATGGGTCACATGGGCGTCGCGGACGATACCGATCACACCACCCATCCGGTCAATATTCAAAACGAAGTCGTTGTCGCCGTACCACAGTTCGAACTGCTCATCAAACATCGGTAACCCGGCCTGGAACGCTTCACCACGAACCATGAACGCGAACCCGGCCAGACCACCAGACCCGTCCATACGGCCTGCAGCGATCCCCTGCACCGCCTGCACATACTCGGGGAAGTCACGGCCGTCATAGTTACCAGACACGGCGACAAGCTGCGGATGACACCGCAACCCCTTCGCCATCTCAGTAAGGAACTGGTCGCCGACAATCAAGTCGTTGTTCAAAATCGCGACGTTGCAACGAGTCACGGTCCCGATCGCCTGACGGATACCGGCATTCCACATCTTGTGAATCGTTTTCCCGGCCGCCGGGATAACCAGCGTGTCGTCCCGTTCCTCTACCGGCTTGTAGGCGTCGGGGGTGCCAGAAGCGTTGTCGTAGACGAAAATCCGGTCGTAGCCGCCCTGCTCGTACAACTGAGCGAGCAGATCGTCAGTGAAATGTTGATGCCCCTTCACCGGGATCACCACAAACGTCGGGGCCGGTTCCTCGTCACCCGGTAGATGTTTGAAGAACTCGGCCTCGTCGATCACGACCGGTTTCACATGCCCCGTCTTCGCCCGTGTGTCGACATGGACCGGGAACCCGCACTGTGCGGCACGCAAACAGAACGTCAAGTCTTCCGACATTGACTCGCCCCAGTCGTTCCCCGTCACCGTCTCCTGAAAAAACGGCCACGGAGGCGGATACTTCAACTGGCCGAGTGGATACGGGAACTGCACATCAGGCCCGTACTGCGCCCGGAACGCCTCCACATCCTGGTCGCCCCACCGGGCGTTCCGCATCGTTTCCAACACGGTCCGGTGAATCAACAAACACGCCGCACCCGTCCCCACCACCTGGACAAGCTGATCCTGCGGATAGGCGTTATAGCGGATCATCTTCGGAATCGCATCCGACGTAAACCCGTACAGGGTCGGGACGATCTCCTGCGCCTCGCCACGCATCAAAGCGAAACACAGACCACCCATAATCGGCCGTTCCACCGGATCCGCCGACTCGAGCAACAGTTCCAAAATGTTCGGCTCGAACGTCATATCCGAATCAATGAACCATAACCATTCCGGCTTCGAAGGAAAATCCTCCAAAAACGCCCGGACAATCTTGTTGCGGGCCGTCACAATATTCGCACCCGAACTCACCGGCATATGGCCACCATGACGGGTCACATGACCCTTACCGCCAATCTTCACCTGGCGGCCATCACGCTCCACCATCGCACCATTCGAATCGAACACCAACAAATCGATCAGCGACGTATGAAACCGTGCCGACACCTCACCCACCGAATGCGGATAAGCGACCACCACACCCGCCGTACCACCCAAACCCTTCTGCAACCGTTTCGCATTATCGGCAACAGTCAGATTCGAGACCGGCACACCATGACGACGTTGCTGCCGGTTAGCCATGCAAAGCTCGCATAACCTCGACAACCGCCCGACCAATAGCAGCCAGCTCATCATCCGAAAACTGGATATCCCAAATCGGGATCACAACATCACGCACCTCACCCGGCGCGCGAGTCATCTGCTCAATATGTTCCGGCATCATCAAATGCGCCCCTTCCAAGGCTCGCGGTCGGGGCGCAGAAAGCGGGGGCGCGCCCTTCAAGCACCCCGACCGACGAGAACCGAATGCGCCCCAAGAAAGAAAGTGTTACTGGGTGCGGAACGAATGACCGCCCGCATGCCCCGCCTTCAACACACAAAACCTGCGCTTCAACACCACACCCACCGCAGCCTGCGGCACCGACGAATCAGACCCCTTACGAGGCCTATGCGTCTGAAACGCCGCAGTATCGGCAACCTCACGGTCCTCGATATAGCCACACGCGTTCGCGCAATCCTCATCAGCAGTAGTCATCACCAACTCCTAAACCACTAACTACAAGCGGGGCTGTTCCCAATCCCCTGATCGGAGGTGTGCGCGCCCAGCGGCCAGGAGGATCAGGCTCCCGGCCGCTGGGCCACACTTGGAAACGGGCCTATAGCCCGCTACACAACGAGCATGCGGAATGCGTCGCTGTTCACCGTGTCGGCACCGACTCGCCAGTAGCAAGCCCAACCGACCTCACCAGTCGGACGACGGTTCGAACCCAACACAAGCGGGTTATAAACCGTTTCCAGACCGATGCGGTCCACGATGAGGTAACCCTCGGAGAAATCACCGAGAATCAAAATATTGTCGTTGCTAGCCGTGGCCGACGAAAGTCCAACACCACCACCCGCGTTCAACATTGCGGACGACTGATACGTCGACACACCCAACATCTGCGACGGGATACCAGGACCAAGGTCCACCCAGAAGTTCGGCTGGTTTGCACCACCAAACTGGCGAGCCAGGTTGTAGGTGAACCAGTGGCCGAGCCACTCGCAGTCGTTCTGGTAACGGGCAGGCAGGTTGTTCACCAAAGCGAACACGTCCACCGCACCGAACGAACCGTTCGTCTGAGCCGACACCTTCGAGGTCGTAGTGACGCTCAAGCGGGTAACAATGCCTTCCGGCTGCGTCGAACCAGTACCCGACACAAACGCGGTGCCCTCAAGACGGTTCTTCGCATCAGCGAACAACGTGCCGATCTGAGCAGCCACATTCGAGTCCGCGACAACCTCAAAGCTTGCCTGGACGTACGCGTCCGCCCTGATGGGCGTGATCGTAGGCTGCAGGAATGAGGGGGAGGCGTCGGTAAACTCTGACGCTTCACCTGTCCACTCTGCAGTGACACCCGCAGACGACACCCCATGCCACACGTTCGTGGGAATGGTGACCACCTTTGAGATTCCTCGCATCGGGTTCACCACACCAGCGTTCGTGAGAATGATGGTCGGGTCGAGGAAGAACGGGATCATGAAACCGCCGTTCGCACCAGCTGTGGACAGCGCGGTACGGTTTTCGACGTTGTTGATCCCTCCGGCCATGTACTGGTTCCATGCCCGTACGTACTCGGGTGAGCCGTGGGTGAGCATGTGCTGCGAGAACGAAGCACCAGCATCGATCATGTTGCCGGCGTCGTCACGGTAGATCCCGGCGTCGTCGACCAGTTTCGCCGCGGACTCGCGGTGGTCGTGTGCGACATATTCGGGGGCCATCTCGACGGCGTCGTGTGCACGGGCACGCATCTCCTGGCCCACAGCAGCGGGTCCGGATTGCATTTCGAGTGCACGGATTTCGGTCAGGTCGAACGGGTCACGCTTGTTGCGTGACACGAGCGTCGGACCGGTCTCGACGGTACGGGCGTCGCCCGGGGTACGGTTCGTGAGGAGACGTGACGCACGCTGCAGCCGGTCGTACTTGGCTCGCAGATTGTCGCGTTCCTCGACCGCATGCTTGTATTCGACGGTTGCGGCATCGAACCGTTCGTCTTCGGCGGGGGACAGGTCGTCCCGGTCGGCGAGACTACGGATCTCGTCGCCGAGCGTCGCGACACGTTCCTCCACCGCGATGAGCGGTGCAGGACGCGTGTCCTGGGTTTCGGTTTCCATTTCAGATCACTCCAAGGTCTAGGGCTGTGAGCTGCCGCATGAGGCGGGCAGTCTCAGGATCGGTTTGTGTTGCGCCCCGTGGAGTGACCTCGATGGTCGGGTCCAGCGTCGTTGGCGGAGTGGCATTGGCCGGGTCCGCGTTTCTTCCTCCGTCGGCTGCCTCATCGGAGGTGGCCGGAACGTAGGTGGTTTTCTTCAACACTTCGGCAGGGGTGCCGAGTGTGACTGCGCCGGCGTCGTCGATAGTGAACGAAACCTCGTAGGTTTCCATTTCGCCGTCGACCCACCGGCAGAAGTAGGCGTTTCCGTCGGTCGAGATGTCGACCACACAGATCGTTTCGCCTTCGTACAGTTGGTCTTCGATTGCGTCTTCGACGATCGGACACACGTCGGACATCATCCAGTCGCGGGTTTCACCACCGGGACCGGCCGACTTCATCGACATGTTGTCGTCGGCGATCGTGATCCCGAACTTCTTCGCGGCCGCCTTGATGCGGCTCTTGATCGACGCGAGTTGTTCGGCGGTGTAGCCAGCCTGGTTTTTCCCCATATTGATATAGGCCCAGGCGGCCTTCACGTGCGCACCCGTATTGATCGGGTAGCGCTTCACCCCGTCGGACTTGTAACCAGGATCGGCATAGGAGGTGTCACCATACGGGGTCGTGTCAGCCCGGTTGAACAGGACACGGGCCAGGTCGGCGAGCGTGTCATCATCCTCCAGCGCGTCGAGCACTTCCTGCGACCGGACATTCACCGTTGTCGCCTCGTAGGCGGGAAACACGACCGGGCCGAGCTCGTAACACTTGATCTCGTGGATGTCGCGTTCGGCGAGCGCCCCATCTTTCCCACGCCGCCACGTTTCTTTCCCTTCCGGGACAGACATACGGAACGACATGCCGGGGATCGCACCGTCAGCACACGCGTCACGTACCGGTTGGATCAGCCAGTTGTCGGAGAACCTGGCACTGATGAACAGGCCACGGGCGTCTTCGCGTGCTTCTTGGATAGTTCCGAGAGGCATCGTGCCGATCATCGGGTGTTGCCCATGATCGAACATGAAGACTGGCTTCTTCGCGGCGAGGGTACGTTTAAACGCGCCCGGCTTGATTCGTTCGATGAAGTTGCCTTCGGCACGCGAGTTGATTTCGGTCGGGCTGTCCCAGACTGCCGCGTACCCTTCGAACGTCAACCCGTCGCCGTCTTGGCTGGTGCGAGTGATTTCGAACGGTACTGACCGCGTCAGATTGTCGCGGGGAGCATCCATAGCGTTCCTTTGTGCGGTGCGCCCCGTACCGGCTTATCTAGGTGATGGTGCCTGGGATCTCGATGGTGTCTCGGAGGACACGGTCAAGCCCGGAAATTGTTGCGGTAAGAATGAAGTCGTAGAGCACGGACAGCAGGTTGTTCGGGTTGAGGGTGGCGAGTTCGCCGGCGGACCATGCGATCTGGATATTGGGGACGCCGGTCGGTTCGACACCGGACCCGGTCGCACCGGTGATCCCGGTCGTTTTGGTGAGCACCGCTGTCGACCCGATCGTCCCGATCTTGAGACTGAACGTGTACCCGGACGAGAAGTCGATGAGGGTTGTGTCGCGGGCAAGCCACCAAATGTCGAGGGTGGGTCGTTCGGCAGTGTTCGAAAACCTGAGTGCCATCAGACCCGTTCCCAGTACGTCAACGTTTGATCGTCTTCGGTGAATGTCGATTCTTCTTCGCGGTCCCAGTAGGTGAGGGTGCGGTTCGTTTCGACGTAGGTGAGTGTGTGGTCACGTTCCCAATGGGTGGCAGTGCTGGTTTCCTTGTAGGTGAACGTGACCGGGTACGGGTCCGGGAGTGCGGTCTGTAGCGACGATGCGGACCCGATAGACGAGGCGGTGCCGACACCGACAAGTGCGAGAGTGAGCCGGACGAACGCGACACCGATAGTCGCGGCGTCGCCGTGGCCCGTCAGTGCTAGCAGAACCTTGATGGCGGCTTGTGCGCCGGTCGCCGCATCTCCATGACCTGCCAGTGAGGCGGTCCGGTTCAGTGAGGCTTGTGTCCCGGTCGCGGCGTCTCCGTGGCCGGCGAGACTGGCGGCCAGGTTGACAGCACCGTTTGTTCCGGCGGCCGCGTCGCCGTGGCCTCGAAGGTCGGCAGTAATGGCCAGGAGCGCTTGGCTGCCGGCTGCAGCGTCGCCGTGACCGGCGAGTGAGACGCTTCCGAGGGTTTGGACGGTCGAAGTGCCAGCGGTGGCTGCATCGCCGTGACCGGCGAGCGCCATCGTCGCGATGAGCGGCGCACCACTCCCCGCGGCCGCGTCACCATGCCCGGCACAGGCCATCGTCGCCCGGAGCAACGATATGGACCCGCTAGCAGCGTCCCCGTGGCCTTCGAGGCTCGTGACGAGCTGACCCGTACCGGCAGAGCTTGCGTCGCCGTGGCCGCGAAGGTCGGCGGTGAGTTGTGCGGCTGCGATACCAGCCGCCGCTGCGTCACCGTGACCGGCCAGTGAGGCGGTCTCGATAAGGAACCCGACACCCGCAGCGGCCGCGTCTCCGTGGCCGGCGAGAGCGACCGAGCCCCCCGACGGGGAACTGACCGTAATATTTGCCGCGCCGGCCGACGCTGCGTCGCCGTGTCCCTCGAGCGAGACGAGAAGCTGTCCAGTGCCGGCAGAACTCGCGTCGCCATGACCGGCGAGAGCGGCGGCGATGGTGAGAAACGCTGTGCCGGCCGCTGCGGCGTCGCCGTGTCCGGCGCAGGCCATCGTCGCGATGAGCGGCGCGCCGCTCCCGGCGGCCGCGTCGCCATGCCCGGCGCATGCCATCGTGGCGCGGAGTAGGGCTTGTGACCCGGCTGCAGCGTCGCCGTGGCCTTCGAGGCTCGTGACGAGCTGTCCGACACCAGCAGAGGCAGCGTCACCATGACCGGCGACCGCGGCGGTGATGACCAGGAAGGGTTGGCTGCCTGCCGCGTTATCGCCATGACCAGCAAGCGCGGCCTTATTGAGGACGAGAAGCGGTTGGCTGCCGGCCGCGGCGTCGCCATGACCAGCAAGGGCGGCCTTATTGAGGACGAGTAGCGATGTGCTTCCGGCTGCAGCGTCGCCGTGTCCCTCGAGCGAGACGAGAAGCTGTCCGACACCAGCAGAGGCAGCGTCGCCGTGGCCGGCGACCGCTACGGAGCTCCCGGATCCGGGCGGCTGGAACGAGGCAACGACTCCGACCGCGGTAACGGTGCCCTTAGATGGCGTGCCGGTAGTCGCGTCGGTATCGGCAGATGTGCCGTGGCCGCCTAATAGGTAGCTTCCGGCGCGCATCCAGAACGTGCCGGAGGTCGATCCACTGTCGCCAATGGTGCCGGCCGTACCGCTTGCCGGGGTCCATGACTCGCTAAAAGTAAAGGTAGCGCCAGATTTGCTACAGAACCCGACTGCGATAGAAGAAATAGCAACATCTGATGTGCTGCTGTCCGTCGCAGAGTTGGCGATGGTGCCAGCGGTAGTCGTCCAACTCGCGATCGAATCACCAATACTGAGTGTTCCGGTCTTATCGAGCGGCGATGTTGTGTCTGCACCCGACCATTCGGATAGAACGGCTTGCATTCCCGAGGCGCCGCCCGTGTTGCTGAACGTCGGGTTGCTCTCGCTAGCGCTACTGTTTGCCTTGTAGAAGATGGCGGAAATCTCGTTATGGGCGGGACTACCCCCGGTACCCACATGAACGGCTTCTACCCACCCGGTAGAGCTGGTGGTGATCAGCCCACCAGTCCCCGAGCCTCCACCGACCACACCTTGAGACGAAACACAAGCAACGAGAAGATTGCCCGCAGCGGTTGTCTGACCGAACGTAGGAGTAATCGAGTTAGAAGCCGAACTGGCTACCGTTCCCGCCTTCACCAATGCGATAGCCATTAGTCAATCCTGAAAACGCACTCGCCGAGCGGAGTCCCAATATTGGACTGTGGGCGTTGCGGAAGGAAAGCGATAGTGCCGGGCTTTGTGTGCTTCTTGATGTGTTGCTCTAACGCCTCAGTGTTCTCGTCGGAGATGTAGGGCCGGTAACACATCAACACATCGGTGTCGAACCGGGAGAGTTTTGTGATGTCAGCTTCAACGATGGATGCGCCGGGACACAAGTGCCGTGCAAGTGCCGCGTATTGGGGGCGAAGTTCTACGCCGCTGACCTTCCAGCCGCGTAGTTGTAGAAAACGGAGATTGCGTCCGGTGCCGCAACCAAGGTCGAGCCAATGACGATTGTTAGGTGGTCCGATCACCCGCATGGCGGGTATGAGTAGCGATAGTGGTGTAGGCGTGTATGCCCATACCGTTATCTCGGGAAGATCGGGAGGAAGCCACGCCGTCTCGAGGGCGCAGCAAAGTTGATCGATCGCGAGCAGCTCGTCCAGTTCGATCTGCTCCGACATTTCGGGCGCGTGCTAGGTCAGCCGCAGGTGTAGGTCGCGATATCCGTGTTGAGCGTCGCGACCGCGTTTGGTGTGAGGCCAGTACCCGCATAGGTCAACAGGGCGCTTTGCACGTCGCCTCCGTCACCGTCAGCAATATCATGCGACCAGAACTCGACGTTCGCGCCGTGCTGGTACGTCACCTTCCCGTAGAACACCGCGAGCGGGTCGTTGATCCCAGTCACCGAGTTAACATGCCCACACGGCGAATATCCGACAGTGATCTTCTCGTTAGACACATGCCACGAAAAGGGGCCGACCACGCCGGGCGCAATATTTGACGGGGCGGCTTCCGTCGGCGACGCCAAAAACGCTACACCAAAGAGCGCTAGCGCGCCGGTCGCAGCAAAGATAAAAAGCTTCCGCATCGCGATATTTCTCCCTCGGATCATCAATAGGTGTCGGGCGGGTCGCCCAGCTCGAGCTTCAATGCGTTCGACGCGAACGACGCCGTGTCGTTCGTCTGGATAGCTTTCGCGTTCGTCAACGTCCCCCAGAACCGGACCAGCCCAGTACCGAGCGTCGCGACCGAAAACAGGCCGAAATAGGAGACTGTTCCCCACCCGCCGGTCGCCTGGTTGAACGTGATCGCCCCGCCATAACTTGTCGACGACGGGTCACCACCAGTCGCAGCAGTCCACGTCGCCGCCGTAAGAGCGACACGCGCGTACGCCCCGGCGGACGGTTCCGAGAAACTCCCGGCCCCTTCAGTCGGGGTCGTAGTCGACAAGGCCACATACCAGGTCGGGACCGTATACGAGGTCTTCCCGGTGTAATGGTCAAGCATCTTCATTTCTTCGCTATCAACGAATCCGCCCATCAGGCGACCCTCTCAACGTGAGACTGCTCAGAAGTGAGCAGCGTGGATTTGACATGGCCGGCTTCGAGACAAGTGTCAACGAAGATACGAAACCCCAGTTTGCGGGCCTCGAGACAAAACCAAATATCTTCACCGCAGATGATCCCGGGGGCGATCTCGTCCTCACGGAACCAGCGGTACGGATGATCCGACTTGATTGCCTCAAACACCGAACGGTGCACGAGAAGACAATGACAACCGGTCGCGTCGACCTCGTTCAGGCCAGCCCGGTAGCTGGTCACTTCCCGATACCCGACCCAGTCACCGTCAGCAGTCCATTCGGTCTTATACATCGTGGGTTGCACTTGACGGACCTGTAGACCGTGGTCATCGAGGACCGGTTTGTAGTTGTCGTCGACCTGGCCACGTTTCTGGTGGGCGAGCGCCCCAACAATCGGCCGTTCGGTCGGATGAGCGTCGGCAAGAAGGTTGTCGAGCATGTCGGGCGCGAACACGGCATCCGAGTCGACGATCCAAAGCCATTCGGCCCGGTCGTTGGCGAGGAAGTCGTCGACCATCCGGTTCCGGGCTTTACAAATATTCGCCCCCGAAAACTGTGGTGCGAAGTTCAACAACCGTTGCGGTCCCCACGCATCATGGATAAAGAACCCGAACAGGCAGTGGTGAAACTCTTGGGTGATGAGATCGCTGTGGAGATAGCCGACAACGACGGTTTGACTGTCAGCCATTGCCCACATTCACCGGCGGGACCGGTTTCTTACCGTTCGCGGGAGCTCCGACCGGTAACGGGGTGTCTTTGTTGGGTGCCTGGTCGCCTGGGACACCGGCGGGGGTTTCGCCGGGTGTCGTGTAGGCCTGCGCGCCGGGGAAGTAGACCTCGCCGGTGTGTGGCAGGGTTTCGAGGCCGACACCGTTCGCGGCGACCACTTTCACGACTTCGGCGCCTTCGTAGCCGGCACGGACAAGGTTTACGACCGTGTTCGACTTGTCGAGCAAGATTTTGGCGGCGTCAGCGTTCGAATCGCCTAACGCGGCGATATCGGACGGGTCGTACCACAGTTCACAACCCGCCGGGACGTTCAACAGGTGTTCGACCGACGCGCACGCAGACCGCCACTGCGGCCGGGCGAACAGGTCAGCGAACCGGCGCATCGCCTGCGCATAGTTCGAATAGGTTGCGGCCTGCAGACCTTCTTTCAACCCGACCACAATGCCAGGTACACCACCAGCGGCAGCGATCCGGTTCTCACCGGCGGCTTGGATCACATCAAAGTTAATGGCCTGCATGTTGGAGCCGATGACGGTCGCGTCGGCCCCGTTTTCGAGGAGCATCGACCGGTACGCGTTATCCAAACCTTCGTGGCGGGCTTGGAGTTCGTCGCGCATCCGTTGCCGCGACTCCGGGTCCAGTTTGTTCTGAATCTTGATCAGCAGGTTCGGTGTCGCAGCCCGTTCGAAAAACATTTGCTTGTGGCGGGTCATCGCCACATCGGACTGCACCTCGAGCACCACCGGCGTCAACCACGACATGCCACGAAACGTGGCCATCGGGTCCGGGATCGGCGACCAGTGCGACACCTCGTCCGGCAACAACATGACCGCGTCGTCGCCGGACGGGCCGTTCGGTTCATACAGATAGCCGGCGAGACCAAACCGGTCCGAACAGATCGTCACCCAATCCGGCCGCAAACGTTGCAGCTCGACCGGAGACGCCCGGTAGATATAACTGTTCCCCGACAGAGAAACGTCTTGTTCCATACGGGCGAGCAGTTCGCCGGTCGTACCGTTCGCCCACGGCTGTTGCAACAGTTGCAGATCCCGGCTACTGAAAATCGCCCCCGTCGCTTTGTTGCGCCACGCGAACTTGACCTCAGAAAACAAGGCCATCCGAGCCAAAATGACCGCGAAAATGACCCCGTTACCCTTGTAGCCGTACTCGACATACGACCGGAAATCGTCCTCGAGCCGTTCTCTCGGAGCCGCACCTTTCCACGACTCGAACAGTTCGACCGGACCGGCACGTTCAACAAGCTGGGATGTGGACTGACGACGCCGGAACAGAGCCATGTCAACCCGCGTCGAACATCAGAGCAGCGACCATCATCAGAATCCCGGCCCACACTGCCGCCCAGCCGGCACCGAGCGCCATACACAACCCGACCCCGGACAACACCCAGCCGAGAACGAGTCCGACCGCGACGATCTTCTCTACGTTGGACACTCGAAGCTCCCTACGCAGAGAACGATCAGAAAAACGAGATAGCCGGGTCGGCCGCCGGTTCCGGATGTGCGGCCTCCCAGAGGGCCATCACCATCGCGATACACGCGTCGTTATGGCCTTTACCTTTGGCGAGCCGCCAACCGCCGTCCGCGACACGTTGCACCGCCGACAGGACATGGTTCTCGAGAGTCGGGTCGCCGTCATGGGCGAGCTGCCGGCCGACAATCAGTTCCCAGGCGAGACCACACGCCGGCACCATCCGGGGTGCCGACTGCGGCACCTCCAACATCGGGATACCTTCGTCCTGCAACGTCGACGCCGGAATATCAAAAAACCGGGGGTCGTAAGCACAGATTTGCCAGTCGAACCGGCGTCCCAACGCCCGAAGGAACGCCATCACCTCACCGACATCGATCTTGCCGTCACGAGGCGGTACCCACACCTTCGACCGGACCACCCACCGGCCATCCACCAGTGCCGTCCACACCACAGCCGTCGAGTCATGATAGAGAGCAACGTCGACACCACCCCAAATCGGGGCACCGTCCGGAATATCCAAATCGGACCGGCAGGCGTCCCAAGCACCCCGCGGCAACCAAGATTCGGCTGAACGGGTCCACTGGTTGCAATAAAACCGGCGGAACTCGTTCTCCGGCTGCTTGCTGAGCTGGTCTTGGTAGAACCCGGCGTGCATGATCGTCCCAAACGACGGGTTCGTCTGCTCCCACACCTTCGGGTCGCGATAGTCGGCACCCTCCGGCGCCTCACAGATATACGCGTAATACGCCGGATCCATATCAGCGTCCGCCAGCACCCGTTTCGCGTACTCGTACTGCCGGTAACAGATCGACTCCCGGTCGAAACCGGCCGTCGTGATCTGGATCACCATCGGTTCCCGTCGGGCGACCGTCCCTCGAGTGAGGGTTCCCCATACGATCTCGCCCCGGTCACCTTCCCAGACATGGAGCTCGTCGCAGATAACGACGAACACGTTTTTGCCGTCCAGGTTCGACCCGAACTTACGGGCCGACGCCGCCACCCTGATCAGCTTCGCGCCAGCGTCTTCCTTCACCTGGATCTCACCGTCAAATGTGTCCGTGAGCGCCCGCAGGAATGGCGACTCCTCACACATCGTCTTTGCGGCACCGAAAATCAGGTCGGCCTGATCATCTGATCCTGCCGCACACGCCACCAACGGTGCCGGCTCACCCGAAGCGATCAGAAACCAGAGCGCCAACGCCGCCATCAACTCGGTTTTGCCGTTCTTCTTCGGCACCGAGATATACGCCCACCGATGCTTGCGGCGGCCGTCCTCAACCTCGAACAGTTCCCGAATCAGCCGTTTCTGCCACGGCAACAAACGAAACGGTTTCCCATACCACTCAGCCTGTGTAAAACAGCACGCCAGCTCTATCCAGCGGATGACCTGATTGCCTTGCGTCTTACGCGTCGACCCAGTCGTCGTCGCCGTCCGAGTCGCCGCGCCCATCTTCCGCCATCCTGTTCAACTCGGCTGCCGTCAACTTCGCCTGACCGACAGCCACCCCAAGATTCGCCAACGCCTTCAACGACAACCCATACCTGTCCTCAAGCGACACAATCGCCCGTTCCAACTTCATTGCCTCATCAAACGCCGGGTTCGCGACAGGCTGCCCCTGCGACCCATCCACATACGGCTGCTTCTTATACCTGGCCCACGCCCGACCCTGAAGATCCCGCATCTCAAACAGTCGACGAATCCCCGGAACCGTTGACCCGTCAAGCGTCGCCGCCTGCGCCGAACCAAAAACCGCGACCCACTCCCGCTTCGTTTCCGCCAACCACTTCGGATCCGGATCCGGCACCGACGTCAGACCGCCAGGCAACACCACCAGCTCACGCTGCGGCCGATTATCAACCCGACCACCAGGCTGCTTCTTCGCTGCCGGCATCCCGAACTCCAAACTACGAACCGCCAAACGCCAACACCCAAACCCAAAACCAAAACACGAAATGCCGAACGCACGAGATTT